AACAGAAAGAAGCTGGAATCGGACAGAAAGGCTTGGCAGGAATACTTCATTGAGTACGGAAATTACCAAGAAAAACGGAAGAACCTCGTTCAGAAATACAATGACGAGTTAGCCAAATTACAAAAGGACAGTCCTGAATATGCCATCAAGGAAGCCGAAAAAAGTAAAGCCATAGAACAGCTCGATGAGCAATATGGAAAGTCCACTAAGGCGATGGCAGACTTATTCGAGGATGCGAGTAACAAATCGGTTTCCGCTATTCAGTCCATCATAGACAAATACGAAATCCTTATCAAATACATGTCCGGTACTGATAAAGACATTTCTATTGCTGATTTGAAAGGAATAGGCTTTACCGATAAAGACATTGAAAGGATAGAAAAAGGGGAAATATCCATCAAGGATGTTACAGACGCAATCAAAGGGTTAAAGGATGAACTTAAAGGAAAATCACCGTGGCAGGCTTTCGTCTCTGACTTGGAGAAAGGGATAGAAGCCATAAAAAAGGGTGGCAACGATTCCAAGAAAATCGGTCAAGGAATCACCGATATAGGAAATGCTGTGACGTCTTTTACCCCTGCATTGAATGAATTCGGCTCAAGTATCGCCGACATATTCGGATTTGACGACAGTAAGATAACAAGTGCCATTGATGCGCTTGGCGGCTTAGGACAAACGGCATCCGGGGTCGGGCAAATCATGTCGGGTGATATTGTCGGAGGCGCAATGAGTGCGGTTTCTGGAATTTCCGCTGTAGTGTCTGCGTTGGATGGGATGTTCGGTGCCGATTATTCCCACTATAACGAGATGGTCGAGGAATATAACAAACTCAATGAGATATGGGATGAGCTGATAGACAAGAAGCTGGAGTACATCAACACATCCTACGGAGCAGAAGCGGACAAGGTAGGCAAAGAAGCTCTTGAACTTGTCAACAAGAGCATTGAGGCGTACAGAATACTTGGGCGTGAACGATTAAACTCCGGTGCGTCTGCCGGTTCTCATTCCATTGGCAAGCGCATGGCAAAGAACACCTCGTCAAGCGACTGGCAGGACATCGCCAGAGCGCTCGATATGTCTGTCAAAGACGCCAAGGATTTTATAGGTACCGGACGCATGACGGGATTGTTTGACCTGACTACTGAACAGTTGGAGAAACTAAAGTCAGAAGCACCTACTTTTTGGGCTAAATTAGATGGCGATGTGAGAGATTATCTTGATAAGATTATCGAGGGGGAGGAACGTATTGAGGAAATCCATAATCAGATAAACGAGCAGCTTACACAGACTACATTCGATGGTGTGTACAGTAATTTCATAGATACCCTTATGGACATGAAAGCGTCGTCCAAAGATGCAGCCGAGGATGTTTCGGAATACTTCATGCAAGCTATGCTCTCCGAGCAGATAGGCACACTTTATCAGGACAAGCTAAAGAAGTGGTATGAGAAGTTTGCAAAGGGTATGAAGGATGGTTCTTTGACGGAATCCGAAAGAAATGCGTTGAACAACGAGTATATGGGCTACATTGAAGAAGCGATGAAGCTCCGTGACGAGCTTGCTGCAGCCACCGGATATGACAAGATTTCGCAAGAATCAACATCCCAGTCTTCAACTTCCAGAGGGTTCGGTACTGAAATGACACATGAAGATGCAGGAGAATTAAGCGGTAGGTTTACTGCTCTGCAGATAGCAGGAGAGGAAACGAAAAACGCAATGCTGTCTATGCTCGCTGTAGCTAACGTCATATCCGTTTCGGTGAACGATAACAGCACTACCCTAATGGAAATCAAAAACCTTATAATAACATCAAACGGACATCTTGAAGACATTGCCAAATATACCAAAGAGTTGATTGGTTTCAAGCAAACCATCGCAAACATTGAAAACAGTGCCAAGGCTATGGCTGGCAAATAAATCACAATAAGTATGATAGGAGAATTATTTATCAACGGGAAGGATGCTTATGCTGCTTGGGGCATAAGTATGGACGATACATCACTGTCTGCCCTAATGACACCTGCCCCCAACAAGGGACTGACAGAGAATAAAAGCAGGCTGGAACACGGCAAACAGATAATATCTTCCAACCCAAAGAAAGACGAGAGAAATCTCATATTGCAACTCAATCTTACTGCACCTGACAGAGATACATTCTTTTCCCGATACGACAGTTTTTGTAACGAACTGGATACTGGTGTTCTTGAGATAAGAACCAAATATCAGCCTACGGTTGTGTATAGGACTATTTACCAATCGTGCCAGCAGTTCAGCCAGTTTATGCAGGGAATAGGAAAGTTTGCGTTAAAACTGAATGAACCTAACCCTAAGAATAGAAATATTTAAGTACATATTTGAAACTCAAATAAAATTAAGTATTTTTGTGCAAACATCGTAAGAAGGTTTACGAAACTCATGATTGAACTAAAAGACATATCCGGTAAGATTCTTCTTAGTACCCTTCCCAATGAAGGTTGCAAACGTAAGTTTACTCTGATGAAGGAGGATTATATTCTTCTAAAATTCAGCTTGGAGGATCCTATATTCTTTAAACATGGTGACTACGTGGAATGCGATTTCGGTATGTTCGAGGTGTGCGACTTGCAGAAGCCGGTATTCAACACCGATAACGCAGGCTACGACTATGAGTTGCAGCTTGACGCCCACTACTGGAAATGGAAAAACAAAATCTTTAAATATACCCCCGAAGTGGCCGGGCAGGAAGCGTCCTGGAATCTCACCGCTTCACTTGATGTTCAAGCCGGTATAGTCCTTAGAAATTTAAAAGCTCTTGGTTACAAATACAAAGGACAAGATTTTGTTTTCTCCATTGACAGCACTGTAGAGAATAAGGCGCTACTGATGACTTATGACAACATCAACATCCTTGACGCCTGCTTCTCTATGGCAAAGAAATGGGATTGCGAATGCTGGGTGACTGAAAACATCATCCATTTCGGACGTTGTGAGTCTGGCGATGCGGTGGATTTCGAGATTGGGAAAAACGTGCAGGAAATGCCACGATCAGAATCCCGGTCCACCTACGCCACCCGTATCTATGCTTTCGGCTCAACAAGGAATATTCCTACCGACTATCGTCCCGTTGATGAGACCGTAGTGCTGAACGGCGTGGTGCAAAAACGTTTAATGTTGCCCGAAGGAACTCCGTACATAGACGCTTATCCTGATATGACCACTGAGGAAGCCATAGAACAGGTGGTTATCTTCGATGAAGTCTATCCCCGAAGGGTCGGCACGATGTCGGACATTACCATCAAGGAATACACTGACAAAATAGAAAATGCCGACGGGACTACCACTGAAAAGAAGTGGAATGCCTACCGCTTCAAGGATACTGGCATTACCTTCTCAAAGGACTATATCCTTCCCGGCAAGGAATTGAAAATCACTTTCCAATCCGGCAAGTTGAATGGTATGGAATTCGCTGTGACATTCGACCCTGAGGGAAAGCCGGAGAAACTGGAGAACGGTGGCTGGAACCCTAAGGCACAGCTTTGGGAGATAGTCAGGAATGAGGACTACGGCAGACCGCTTCCGGATGGAGTGCTTATCCCCGAAAATGGTGATACTTACATCTTATCGGGCTGGAATCCCATGAAGATAGCTGAAATGGGACTGGTAGCAGAAGCACAGTTGGAGTTAAAGGACAAAGCCGATAAGTACGTTGCCAAATCAAAGATAGACCCTTCTACATATAACTGTAAGATGATGTCGGATGTCGCATACAGTGAGGACGGCATTCACAACCTCTACAGCATCGGTCAAAAGGTCAACCTTATCAACAAGGCCTATTTCGAGAACGGAAGGCAGTCAAGGATTATCGGATTTGAATTCAATCTTGACCTGCCTTATGATTCCCCTATATATACTGTCGGGGAAACCGCTGCCTATTCCCGTATTGGGGAGCTGGAGGAGAAGGTTGAGAGCCTTACTCTGAAGGGACAGACCTATACGGGCAGCGGTAGTAGTGGCGTGTATGTGATAAGAAGGAATGACTCTACACCGGCCACGGATAATAACGTGTTTTCGGCTTTGCGTTCCTTGGCTATGTTCCTTCGAAAAGACCAGGCTGACGGCACTCCCTTCCCCATAACCTTCGGAGATTGGGTCAAGTTCGGCGAGTTCATCACCGGCATTTCCGGAGGGTGCATCGACAAGAATGGCATTCTGGAGATGGAGGAAGGCATATTCCGCAAACGTCTGTTTGTTCCGGAGATTGCCTATAACCGTGTGACCTATTTCAAAGGCAGAATGTGCGCCTCTCCCGGAGGTGGATGTACGGTTAAGGAATGGAGCGACAACGGTGACGGCAGCTACACCATAACTCCTGACCTGACGGATGCCGACGGGCTGAGCCAGTTTGTCGATGACATTCTGACCACTTACTTCGTCACCAAGAACGCCGAAGGCAAGCTGCAGGGGTTCGAGGAGATGAAGTTCCGGGTGACTTCTGCCGATTACACTGCCAAGACATTCGTCATGACGCCGAAACCGGGTACCGACTGGAAGCCGGGGGATGCGATGGTACTCGCCCAGACGGGTAACTTTACAGACCCGGAACGGCAGACGTACATCCTGATTGATACGGTTAACGGCAACAACTGTATTACTTTCTTTGATCACGCCAATACTTGGGATGTCGAGCCGGCACAAGAGATGTCGTGGATTGGCAAGAAGAAAGGCAGAACAGTTCACGGCATACCGGCTGACAACTATTCGGCTGTTTTTCGCCACGTCATCATGTCCGGCAAGATATTTCAGGTGGATGACATCACCGGCGAGGCTTTCCGGGTACCGCTATTCAAGGGGACGTGGAAAAATGGTGAGAAGTATGCCTATTACGATGAGGTGACGCATAACGGCAGCTCATGGATATGTGTCAATGAGAAAGGCACGTCTACAGAGCCGGCAGACGGCAATGCGGATTGGTTGAAATATGCGGCTAAGGGAGACAAGGGAGATGTGGGTACCGGTATCACCAACTGCGGTGACTGGCAGACCGGCAAGCATATACCTTACATGGGTATTACCAAGATGGCCGGACGTGTGTTTTTATGTGTCGCTCCTGATGGTACCGACAATCCTCCGATGTGGACTCAGACGACCAATGAGGGAAGACGCATCCTGCAGACGCAGAACGGCGGCAAATCCTACGGTTATACCATTACCGGGGACTTGAATACGGCTGAATATGAGCTGCTGGTGGAGAACGGCCAGGATGGTAAGGATGGAAAAGGCTATGAGTGGATATTCAAGCATACGACAGAGAATATAACACCTTCCACACCAGCCACCTCGCAGGTAGATGACTATGTGCCGTCCGGCTGGCATGATGACCCGATTGGGGTGAGCGAGAGCCTGCCATACGAGTGGGCTTGTTGCCGCACGAAGAAGGATGGTGTATGGAGTGTGTTTTCACCGGCAGCCATCTGGGCCAAATGGGGCTTTGACGGCGAATCGGCCATTGTAGCCGATTTCGACAATGAGATGGAAAGCATTGCCTTGACATATGAGGGGAAAACCGTTGCGCAGTCCGTGCTCAAAACGACCGTCGGCATGTGGTATGGTACGAAGAAGCTACAGCTCAAGTCCATCTCATGCGTGACCCCTGCCGGTGTCACGGAGAGCTACAATGTCAATACGGGTGTGATAGCGTTTACCGTGGCTTCCGGCACTTCGATGCCTGCACGTTCAGAGGTCAGGATAACCGTTACGGCTACGGTACAAGATACGGATATAAGCCGTGAGCTGGTGTTCACTGTTACCGGGGTGCGTGCCGGTAATCCGGGCAGTGATGCGGTACTCTATAGGCTGGTGCCTTCCGTTTCTTCAGTCAGCAAACGGAAGGACGGCACTTACAGTGTGGCAAGCGTGTCATGTACACGCACCAAGTCTGTAGGCGGCAATACTGCCGTTACGACTGACGGTGTGCTGAAATACAGCAAGGACGGTGGTTCGGAGGTGGAAATACAGAACGGCACGTCCATCTCCCCGAAGAACTTCACGACGCAGCTGCAGTTCGTGTTCTACGTGGGTGGGCAGGTCGTGGACCGGGAAACTATACCCATGGTTGTGGATGGCAACGACGGTAATCCTGGGAAACCGGGCGGTGACGGCGAATCAGTCAAGGCTGGCGGTGAGTGGCGCACGGCTAATACTCCATTCAAAAAGCTCACCATCTGCACGATGGGTGGCCGGTCATGGCTCTCAAAGGTTGACACTTCGAATCCACCTCTATGGACTCAGACAACTCATGACGGGAGGCGAATCACTCAGACCCAGAACGGCGGCAAGTCCTACGGTTATATTATTACCGAAGAAGTGAACACCGACGAATGGGAACAACTGACATCAGACGGCGGCATGGTCTATCTCATCAGTACATGCAGCAATATACGGGTGAGCAATGCCGGTTCGCTTGTTCCTTCAGCTTTCCGCGTCTATGCCAAGCGGACGCTTGGTAGCGCCACATTGACTTATCCGGACGGATATCTGACCGCACGGGGGTACAGCAACGGGATATGGAGCGCCATCGCAGGGCCTTCGAGGGCTTCCGAGATTACGGTCAACGCTTCTGCAGGGTATTCAACGTTTTCAGTCCGCTGTTACCAGAGCCAGGCTGACGCTTCGGCATGGAATGACAGTTTCATTGCGGAGATGTCCGTGGGTGTCAGCTATGACGGTTCAAGCGGACGGGATGCCAGTGAGCCGCGTCCGAGAGGTTTTTTCGCCAAGGGCAACACATATGTCTGGAATGAAGATTACCATGACATCGTACTGGCCACATTCAACAATCGCACCATTCCGTTTCGGGTACGGGCTTACGGTACGTCGGTCACTGTCGCACCCACCTCGATAGACGGTGATGCTAATTGGGAGGCGGCACAGCAGTTTATGTTTGTAGCTATGGATATGGCTTTAGCGAGAAAAATACGTGCTGATGAAATCCTTGTGGATGATTTGGTGGTGCAGAATGTGCTGGCAAGGGATAAAACCGGTAAAGCCATGTGCCAGATTGACGGAGAGAATGGTGGCATTGGGTTCCTGGCCGGAGGCAATATCCGATGGGATGCCAAGGGTAATGTGTTCCAGGACGCCTCAATCTTCCGAAAGCTGAAACTTCTGGAGTCGAAATCCGATTCGAATGAATACTACCTGGATTTCAATACCGGGTTGAACTTTGAAATATCCCGGATATTCTCACTTCCAACGCAAGAGGAAACAATATACCTGCCGAATGCGGCAGAATATGAAGGTGGAGAGTGCATGCTGTATAATGGAGGTATCTATACCCGTCTCACTGGACCTGCATCCATAAAAGTCGCAGGTGGAGGCAGCTTTATCATAGACGGAGAATACTATTCTAAAATAGTTGTCCCGTCGCTTTCCATTGCTCAATTCAAGGCCGTAGCGACATACTCTGATGGAGTAAAGGATGAGGTGAAATGGGTTCTAATATCAGGAAAAGCGGAATCGAAAATTTAAAATATCAGTGTTATGAAAGTTTTTTATGAAAGCAAGTTAGCGAAATGGCTGCTGTGGCAGGGCTACAACACCATCACATTGGGATGCTTCGTCTTCACCAAGAAAAGCAAGGAGGAGATGAAGCAGAGTACACTTAACCATGAGGCGATTCATGTGCGCCAATGGGAAGAATGTATGATTGCTTCGGCTGTGCTACTGACGGTAATCATGCTGTTTACCGGATTCAACTTATGGGTATATCTACTTTGCCCGTTGTGGTTCTACCTTCAGTATGGGTTGGAGTACGCAATATCCTACATGTATCACTTATGCCGTAACCGGTGTTGGATAAATGTAGGTGATAAGGCTTACGGAAATTCAGCATTCGAGATGGAAGCGGAAGCTAACGAAGAGGTAGACGGTTATCTGGATGTGAGAACTCCTTTTGAGTTCTTCAGATATTACGGAAAAATTTGATTTATAATTTACAAAACGAGTTAATTATTAAAATGTTAAATCGGGTAATATTTCCATCCGGAAATTATGCCCCTTAAATGTGTTAAGTATGGCAGAACAAGATATTAGGGAAGACCAGATGAATGTAGTCAGTAGTGTAGACTATGTAAGAGGAATGAATGGTAAGAATAGCGTGCTGATAAAGAAGGAAGATTTGGTGCATATCAGTTCCAAATTGGGTTTTAACGGAGATTTTAAAGACCCAGCAAATTTCCCCAAAGCAGGGCTTTACATCTACGAAGTTAATACAAGTAGTTCAGGTACTTTCAATGGTCCTGATGGAGATAAAACTTTTTATGGTACTGTTGAGATAATATCTCGTATGGATAGGAATAGCAATGGATTAAATATAGTGACAATAAAAGCTTATAGTTATGATATGATTGGCTTCATGCTAATAGGTAGGAAAAAAACTGGAGAAAATACGTATGGCTGGGGAGAATGGAAA